CGATAGTCGCATTAGTCCTGAAGTGATCCATGAGATGTTGGAGACACGAAGGCGAACTGATAAACCTATTCCTGGTATTCATATCGTTATGAGTCCCCCAGCGATGTTTAATCGTCCAGCGGGTCCTCGTATGTTTATGTATGCTTTACAGGAGCGAAATCTTAAAGTGTTGCCGGACGCTGTTGTCTGTGAAAGTATGTGTGATTTTACTAGTTGTAATCCAGCTTGTAAATATGACATTAACTGGAAAACGGCTTTTAGGATGTATAAAAGGTTTATCTATCCCACTATTTTACAGGCGCGAAATGTAGAATATCCGAATAAACAGTTCCCTAAACTCAAGAGAGCTGCTTGGATCAAAAAATTTGGTACGGCAGCTCAAAAAGCTAGAGCTAGGGAGGCTAGTGTTTTACGGAAGGAAGATTTACCACCTGGGTTGAGTGGTAATATTTTCTTAAAAGGGGATGAAGTTCTATGCCCGAAGGAGGAGACTGGCTTTCTGAAGCCGCGTACTATTAAGGCTGTAGTGCCTTATATACAGGCTTCGGTGGCTCTTCAAATTGATGGTGCTATTAAGGTCTTAAAACAGGCTTTTAGAAGTAGTTATAAGATCAACGGCGTTACCTGTCATTTTGAAATGGGTTCTGGGAAAACTGCTAGTGAATTAGGTGAATGGTTTACCAATTCTCACGATTTGTTAGATTTCCCTGATTGTGTTTTTTTTATTTTTGCTGGAGATGATACGTTTTTTATGGCCAACTTAGGAGGGCGTAAAATTTACGGTGAAATCGATTTTAGTAGTTTTGACCGGACTCAAGGAGTGCATGCCTTGATGGCTCAATATTTAGTTTTAATAGATTTGGGATTGGATTTGAGGTCGATTGATTTTTTAATCGACTCTGTTATTAAACCCTACTATTTTGAATATAAGCCATTAGAAATCCGGGATGTTATCAAAACTCCTATCCAGCGATCAACTGGTGGTCCTGATACCACCATAGGAAACACCTTAACCAATTTTCTCTCTACTCTTCTGTTCTTAACGGATTCAAAACATTTATGGTTGGAGTCGTTCAAAGAGTTACCTGCCTATCAGCTATCTTTAGGCTTTTATGCTAAATATAACTCTAGTGATTCATATCTTGGTTTGACGTTCTTGAAAGGTTCGTTTTTTAGAACCGATGACGGTAATTTTTGTTGGTTGCCGTTGCCGAGCCAAGTTTTGAAATTAGGTAAAATGTTGAACGATCCAGGGAAGATTTTTAAGCATGCCGATGGTCCAATGGCCTGGGCAATGGCCGCCAAGGCATTGGCTTGTTCTTTTGGCTATGTACCGTATGATTATCCCATTTTAGGGCCTTTTTTACACAAGTTAAAGAGCTTTTTTAAGGGTGAGGTCATCTTGGATGGTATAGCTAAGAGTGTGTTCATTGAAGAACATAAGCCATTCGTGGACAAAGAGGTGCGAGTTAGCGACGATCTTGACAAGTTTTTGTTTGACCGTTACAATATTACTCGTTCTGATTTGTCGGACTTGAACGATGCTTTAGAGTTTAACGGGCAGCCACCTATCTTATTGAAGCAGATTCCCCTTTGGGGTAAGCTTTGGTTTGATTACCGTTAAATGTAGAATATGGCCCATCTTAATAGAGGAGGTAGATGGGATAGTGGAGACTAGAGAAACTCCCCGCGGTGATGGCAATAGATACGCGGGCTAGGCCAAACGAATTGTCAAACAGACATGCTTTCAGTAGCACGTCCTAACAGTTATTGGTCTAAGGCCATGGTCACGTTAAATAATCTCATCTCAGAAGGCAAAATTACAGCTGCGGGAGTGGCCTTTTTAAGGCAAGCGCTTGATCCGTTTCATGATACACCTATTCCTATTGCCTCCGGTTGGCCGGATGGTATAAGTGGTTCTAGTGTAGTGCGTGAAATAACACAGACGCGCAGTTGGTCACTTCCCTCAGCAGGACCTTTGGGTCCTTACACGGATTTGGTATTTATGCTGAATCAGACTTTTGATGTGAATGGGAACTATCAAAATACAGCTGTACGCCAAAACAACCTATTAGTAGGTAATACCACGGTAGGTACTGTCGGGGGAGTAACCGTCTGGGCTTTAACGCCTGGAGCCGCGTTCGTCCCTGGTGGTTCCACTGGTTGTGTTTTGCTTGGTGTGTTAGGCTTAGATCCTTCCTATTCGCAAGGAGTCCATCGGTGTGTTGGTGTTGGTTTTGAGGTTGCGAATACAACTGCCCCCTTGTATATGCAAGGTGCGTGCACGGTGTTTCGTGTAAATGCTAATATGCATGATCCCTCATTTTATCTTTATACTGACGCCTCAGGCGTTTTGCATGGGTTTTTTAACGGTACACAATATCCTTTACCTGCCTCTAATACTGCTCAATGGATGTTATATCCAGGTGCGCAGACTTGGCAGGCGTCTGCAGGTTGTTATATCGTTGGGAGTTTCCTAACGAATGAAAACCCGCCTTATGACGTGGATTATAATGTTCCGTTATATACTCAGTTCTCTGACACTTTAGGCGTAAATAATACTACGCCGGTATGGTTTCCGGCGCCTACGGCGCCCACTCCAGTGGCAGACGTTTTCGGCACTCAAGCTACTCATCAGTACCCAATTCATTGTGGTGCTGCATGGTTCTCAGGTTTAAGCCAACAGACTACTCTCCAGCTGAATTTAAAGTTCTTTATAGAAACTTTTCCTACCACAAGTCAGTTGAACATTCTTACCCTAGCTAAACCCTCCACTTCATATGACCCTTTAGCATTAGAGATCCTTAGTCGCTGTGCCAAGGATTTGCCGGTTGGAGTTGATTTCAATTCTAACCCTTTTGGAGAGTGGCTTTGTGATGTCGTTAATGATGTCAGCCAAGCACTCTCAGCAATTCCAGTTCCTTGGACACAGTCTGCCGGGGCGGTTGGTCAGAAACTCTCTAAGGCCATGAGACCTATTTTGGTATCTGGCCCTTCGCAAGTTCCGACCACGCAAGTTCCTGCGAACCCGCCCTTATCTGTGCAAAAGATGAAGACGAAGAAGAAACGCGCGCGGAGGAAGACGCAAGTGCAACCCGCTAAGCGGGGGCCTAAGCCTCCTCCTCTGCCTCCTCGACCGAGGAAGTAGGTTTGATAGTAACTTTAAAGCTATCGACCCCTATTGCCAGGGGTCTGTATCATCCACCTAACTTAGTGAAAGATGATACCGGGTTGGA